TTGAGGCGCCAGCGGCCGTGCGACTTCGGATCGCCGTCGCCAACGCGGCCGGGAGAGACATTGGCAATCACGATTCGACCTCCTCGGGATTCTTGGTTTTCTTTCCTGGTGCCTTGACCTCGTCGCCGCCATCCATGGTCGACTCGTCGCCATGGTCGACGAGACCGAGGAGCTCCTGGGGCTTCATCTTGAAGTCCGGGAATCGCTTGTTGTATTGCACAACCTTCTCGGTCGCGTACTCCAGCTCGATCATCTGCTCATCGATCATCGAACGCCAGTCGGGTCCAAAGATGCGATGGCGCGTCGTGAGCCCGCCCCGGAGCCCCGCTTTCTGCGCCTCGAATTCCTTGCCCTCATCCGGCCAGGAGATGCGAGGGAAAAGCAAGTCGAGCTGGTCCCAGCCCTCGACCATCGGCAGCTCGCCGGATGCGATGGCGTTCGCCAGCATCCAGCGGAAGTTGTCGCGGAAGACTGGCGCATAGATCAGATTTTGCGGAACGACGATCTTGTCCCGCGCCGCCTGGACCATGCCGCGCTGGACGTTCCAGGAGAGTCCGCGCAGGTCGTTGTAGGTGATCTCGTAGGGCAATCCGCCATTGGCATTGAATTGCCGCAAGAGCTCGATCATGAAGGGCGCCGCATCGCGGTTCGGCCGCTGCGGGTTGATCGGTACGTATTTCTTGCCGTCCGGGAGCTCGATCACGGCGCCGGCAACGGTCTCATGCCAGTCAATATTCCCCTGCGGTGCATTGACGAGGCCGCCAGAAAAGCCAGGGGTCGGAGGCTGCGAATCATTCCCGGTCGACGGGGATTGGGCCCCGTAGGTGCCGGCGTACCCCATGTTCCCCTCAGGGTATTCAACAGCGCCATAGATCTGCGAACCTTGCTCGGCGGCAATGACCTCCGACTCCATGAAGGAATCGAGCCGCTCGAAGGAGACCATGCCGGAGACGAGGAGCGGAATGCCGCGCGTCTGCGAGATGCGCGTCTTGATCGCAGCGAAGGAGCACACGTCCGCCGGATAGTTGATCGGCTGCCCAAGCGCGATCGATCCCGTGCGCTCGTCGTAGGGACACACCGTGTAGAAGATCGTCGCGCCATCGTCGTCCATATGGACGCCGTCCGCATAGCTCAGCATCCCATTCGTCGTGCCGCCCACCAGGAGCGCCGCCGGGCCGCTCGTCACCTGGTCCGCCTCGACCATCTGAATGCGGAAGTCTGCACGGCGGATCATGAGGCAGTCGCCATCGCGCGCCGTCGAGCGGACAAACTCCGCCTGTTGCGCGTAGTGGCTCTGCCGCTGCCGGCTATCGATCGAGCCGACGCCGGTCAACAGGCACTTGCGATGCAGCCAATCGCCGGCGAGCTTGTTCCAATTCTCGTCTTTTGAACGGCAGAGCGCACGCACGCCATCCCCCACCATGACGCGGGCGTACTCGTCGAGCATCGTCGAGTAGGCGCCGGCATTGCGCTCCATGTCGCGGCTGATCTCGCGCATGATGCGGCGCGTCCACGGGTCGGCGTGCTGGTCGCCGGATCCGCCGAACGGGGTCTGTGTGCGGGTGCGCGGATTGTTCGCGCCACGATACGATCCCCGCCGGGCTTGAATGCCGGAGGGCGCGATGCGCGGCGCGGCGAAGACCATCCGAGAGCCGTTCGCGCCAGGGATGATGACGCGCATCGTCGAGACGAGATCGCGGCGCGGCTCGCGCACGCGCTGTGCAACAACGACCTTCGCCGCTTTCTTACGCTTGCTCACGGACCGCTCCCGCTATTCGGGATGCTGCCAGAGCCGGAAATGCCGACATTCGGGCCGGGGTCGACCCGCCGAGTCGGAATGAGACGCGGCATGCCAACGCCGTTCAAGCGCTGGTTGAGATCCTTGATATGCCGCTCAGTGCGGATGATGGCCGCTTCGACGACTTCCGGATCGTATTGCACACCATCCGCCGCCGTGCGCGGACCTTGCATATCGAAAAGCGCTTGGAGATGCGCATACGCACGCTGCAGCGAGAGCTGAGGATTTGTATAAAAATACTGGAAGTAGTCGGTATATCCGGTGCTCAAGTGCAGGCCGCTCCTACCTGCAATCCTACACCCCTGTCAAGTCCCCCCTCGATTAAGCATGGTTCAATTGGCTAGGTTCGCCACCGCTGACGCCGTCCCTGCAAGAGGTTACGTTGCCGGCCCGCTCCGTTTGCCGGAATAAATCGGATCCTGGACCCCACGCGGCGGGGCTCCTCCTCGTCCTCTCCCTGCGGAACGTGGAAGGCTCCAGGCTTGATCCCGAGGCTTTGCCGCGCCGCATCGGTGGCCGCCGCCGCCGCCGCTGCCTTGGCCGCGAATGCGCTCCGGTCAAGCTGCCCCATCTGTGCGCGCCAGCCGATATGCAATCCTCGGATGTAGGCCCGGATGTCCAACCAGTCTTCTCGACCCGACTGCACCAGAGTGTCCGTGCGCTTGGTCTTGCGATCGGATGCGAGGACAACGATCGTTTGCCGTTTGCATAAGTGCTTGAAGTACTGCGTCGACTGCGTCGTGAGTCCGCGCGGAAAGATGACGGCACCGGGTGCATTCTCCGGTCGCCGGATCGATTGATGGAATAAATCGCGGAGATGGTCGGTATGCAGGAATATCTGTCCCTCGCGGACGCAACTGATGCCGTCGATATCCGGCGGGCCTTCGGCTTTGAACAACACGTCGCCGCGCACAGCCCGCCACCCCCGGTTGTGATAGGTGTCCGCCCATTTGCGCACCAGGTCGCGCTGGTCGCCGCAGTCAATCCCTCCCACGATCCACGGCAGCCCGCCGCACTTGGAAAAGATGAGCTCCGCCGTTCGATTGAACAACAACCACATTTCATCGTCCGTCCCCGGCGTCTGGTCCGCCCGAGCGTACTCGATCCCCCACCCGACATCGTACTCGGTCGTGTTTGCCGCTACGGCGGTCATCCCCCAATAGACGCGGTTATGCTGCACGTCGATTGCCGCGATGATGCCCTCCGCATCGGTCGGCATTTGCTTGACCAGGTTGCGCACAAAGAGGCCGTACATTTGATCGCCGTTGCGGATCGTGTCGGAGGTATGCTCAGATTCCGAGAAGGTCGAACGCTGCGACTTTTGCGCGAGTAATTGAGGCTTCAAAACTGGTGAGGATTCGAGCTCCTCCAGCTCGCCTGTGTAGGGGACCGACAGATAGTCATGATAGAAACGCTTCATGGGGCCGTGATCGCCCTGCGCTTCGAGCGTGAAGCGCGCTTCCAGATAGGCCTCGACGGTCGTGGCGAGCGTCTTGCGGGGGCTTTCGAGCCGGTTCCACATGACGGACAAGTGCTTTTTGTTCGGACACTCGCCCGTGATCGCCCCATCTTTTGCGATGGTCTGATTCTTATGCAGGAGTTTGCCTTTGAATAACATGCCGCGCCGCAGCGCTGGAGCGATGACGCAGCCGTTTTTCTGGCACACGATGCGCTCGGTATTCTCCTTCAGCCTGCCGTCATCCTCATCCCATTTCATGCATTTCCAATCGAGCGTCTGGAACTCGCCGCAATGCGGGCATGGGTAGTGCATCCGTGATGCGGTGCCAGCTTGGTACTCCCCGAGGAGAATCGACTCCGATATTTTCTTGACGGTGGACGGTTGAATGATGAACGGGTCCGCCGCCTCCTCGATGCGTTGTGCAATCGCTCGCGTACGATCGAGCGATGGCCAGTCGTCAAACTCATCGATCATCATCACATCAGCCGAGATCGCCGCTTGTCCGCTCTCGCCCGTTCCGCCAGAGGTACGCAGGGCAAACTTGCCGCCGCCGGGAAGCACGATGATGCGATCGGCTCCAGAGACGCCACCCGAGACCGGCTCCTGCCCACCAAAGGCGCGCAGCACTGGGAGGATTTTCGTTGTCCATATGTCCTGCGCGAGCTTCATGGTCGGAAAGGCGACGACCACGAATTGATGAAGCGCGATCGCTCGGTAAAAGAGGATGATCAAAGCGACGAGCGTCCCGCCATCCTGCACCGGCTTGACGATCGTCAGCTTGACGTAACCCCGGAGGGTCTCCTGCAGGATGGCATCCTGGACCTGATGCGATTTCGGGTTGTAGGGATCGCCCTCACGACGACCGTCCGGGAGCTTGACTCTCGTAGCAAATTGATAATGGGTCTCGCGGGCCTTAGGCTTGAGCCTCGACAGGGCCGTCCGGATGATCATCCGGAGCGTTTCCTTGTGGAGCGGCTCCTCCAGTGTCGTCGAATCCATAGACCGCTCCTTCCGAGAGCCGTTCGCGTATGTTGGTCAGATTCGACGCGACGAGCTTGCGCGCATGCGCCGCTTGGACCTCGTCCAAGGTCTCGTCCGCCTCGATCGTCGCGGGAAGCTCGCGCAGGACGCGCTCCATCGTATCGATGAGACGGTTATAGGTCTCCTCGACTTCCTGCGCCGGGATGAGCATGCGCAGCCGCTCCTCGTTGGCGAGCTTCAATGCAATGCCGCGCTCGATATCGACCTTAGCTTTCTCCAGTTTTTGAAAGTCGGTGACGGTGAGCTCCGGCTCACGGTTCGCTTTCGCTTCCGCCTTGGCGTCCTGGTATTGCTCCTCGATCGGTTTCGGCGGGGGAGGAGGCTTCCCCCAGCGGGCAGCGGCACCCTTGCGTGCGATCTCAGCACAGCGGCGCCGCTTCTCCTCCTCCGAGACGCCTGGGAAGCGCAGCGCGCCCTTGACCTTGCGCTCGGGGATGCCGTCAATGTGCGGCTTGACCCGCACCGCACCGGGGTTGCGATTCTTCGAGCCTTTCGGCCTGCCAGGTCCGCGCCGCTTGATCATATGCGCAATCCATGCCTGGTAACGACATAGTCGGTTGATTGAGTCAGCGGATCGAGCTGCACCGTGCGGCGCATGATCCATTCATGTCGTAGGCAGTAATCCACAGCATCAACGGCGCGATCGCCGTTGTCGGACATGATCCTACGAATCTGGGACCAGGTGAGCGAGCCTGGCGCGCAGAGGCGGAGAATCGTGCGCGCATCTCGGTAGACGGTGGCAAGCGTGGAGCTCATCGCGGTTGATAATCCGGCACGCGGAAGGAGACCACACGCGAACCGGCGAGCTCCAGCATCTCGCCGCTCTCGCACGCTTCCCACGCATCATCGTCACCGAGCCGGGCGAGGACAACGCGATTGAAGCGGCGCGCGAGCTTGCCGTACAGCCACTGTTTCGTGTCGACCGTGACAAAGACGGGGCCGATATCGCGGCGATAGGCAGCGATCGGTTGACTGGGATTCGTCATGGCTTGGCATCCTCGGTCGCAACCGAGACGAGCGACGCGCGCAAACGGATGGTTTCGATGATCGTTTTCATGCACGGAAGTAGGTCGTTGTTGAGACTGCTGGAATGACCATCTTTGTAAAGCGCATACAGCTCGCGCAAGGTCTCCGCGAGATAGAGCGTGTCGCGCTGGTCGATTGAGTCAGCGTTTTGCATATAAGTTAGCCTTATGTTTCGTATGTTCAATGTGCTTTATCAATTCGCAACTTTTACCCGGCATATTTTGACGTGATCCGCGCCGCGGTCCAATCGGCTCGCAACTGCGCCCCAAGGACCCGTAATCTTTGTTCAATAGTTGAATCGATAAATTAAATATTGAATTATCGAAGGGAACATGATACAATAAAGGACTTCGCATCATGCAGCGCCTCTAGTCTTACGATGATTCTTTTTATTATACTTAATAGCTGTCGTCCTGTAGTAATGCCGCGCACGCACATGGTCTATGTGATCAGATACAATGCGCGCACTGCCTACTCTGCGCTGTGCAGCCGCATGCAGCATATTCTCAGAGCGGGTACCATATTTTAAATTATTCAATTTGTTATTAGTGCGAGTACCATCTATATGCATAACATCATAACCTTGTGGGCGCTTACCTAGAAACGCTAAAGCTATCAAAGAATGCACCTTATATGTGTTTCTTTTTGTCAAGCCTCTAGTGTTAAGAGTAATCTTGTTATACCCTGATCTATGCACGCTGAGCTTACGGAGTTTGCCTCTATACCGAATACGCCCAAGCGAACTCGCTTCATTCTCTGGCCATCCTGGTATTGGCTTCCATCGCTCATTCATATCACTAGCCTTCCCCGACTCGCTTCGGCATTGTTCAATTGCACTACGTCAATGCCTCTGAATTTCAATGCGCCGACAGTCATATTCCATTCATATCGTTCACGCGCCCACCGCTCGTTGTTCAAATTGTCGCTTGTTGATCCATCATAGTACCGATCACCATGCATGTCCGCCCCCTCGACCACGACATGCGTGCAGAGGAGATGCGCCGCAAGGTGCAGTGCAGCCACAGCGCTGTACTGTTCGGGCGGGATGCCGAGCGACGACCAGAGCTTAGTCCTGCCGCCTGGCACCGCTCGATTGCAGAATGCAGATTGATAGGTGCGCGCATCGGTGATGGACTCGGGTTCAGCATTGCGACCTGCATCCCCTGCAATCCACCAGTCGTGGCGATCGATCGCATGCCGCGCCTTGTTGACGCACAAGACCAGCGGATCGTGTCCGCCGAGCCATGGCATGAAGTAGGGATACTTCAACCCCTTGCGCAGCGATGGACCAGGACAGAGGAGCGCAGCGAGCTTCATGGAATGTAGTGAACCACACAAAACGGTCGGCCGACAAACCAAGGTAGATAGGACGTGGTGAACGCCCGATGATCGCCATACAGCTTCCACTTGCACCAAAAGTAAAAACGCAAACGCAGCGGTGCACCTATCTCGGCAAGGTGAGCGAGAATGCGCGCAGGAGTCCACTTCGGATGCGGCGAATCGTGGCCATCAAGCATGAGCGGCTGTGCAAAAACGTAGATAGTATCTGGTTCGCTCATGTCTTCGGCTTGCTCTCAGTCTTCGCCTTGGCTGCATCCGCCTTGGCTTTCTCGAAAGCCTGCACATCCGCCGGCTGCGTCTTGAGCCATTCCTGATACTGCCGCTCTTGCTCCGCCTCGCGCGCTTTGGCCTCCTTCATGATGCGATCAACCTCCACGGCGATCTGCGCTTGAGCCTTGGTCTTGGCTGCGCGCATACGGAAATTGATCTCCTGGACTTCCTTGTCCGTGAGCGGCTGTGCGCAGCGTCCGCACGAAAAGGATTTCGTCTGCGCTCGATAGGAGCCCAGGACGTGTTGCGTGCATGGCGAGAGCTGAGGCATGGATCAATCTCCGAGGTTGTGGCCTAATTCACGGTAAGTGACAAGAAGCGCGTTTCCACGGATTTCCCGATATTGGGTTGAGCACGATGCCATGCGGTTGCGCGGCTTGCCGCTTTTCGCTGCGAACATATCGACGACAAGGCACATGGTCACGTCCCCCAAGGGGATGAGCTCAACAGCAGTGCAGCCCTCTCCGATGAGGAAGACCAGCGCATCTTGCGTGAAGCGATCCCCGATCGGCTCGACGCGCTTCGGTTGCCGATCGGGATACATGAGGATCGCCATTCACGAGACCTTGAGGGGCCTATAGAAATAGTTCCCGACCTTGCTCCAACCGAGAAGCGCGAGCTGCCGATTGATCGCTTCAAGCTGGACCCATCCCGCCTTGCTCTTGTAGCCCAGCGCAGCCTGCCAGACATGCAGCGGGCTCACACGATCGAAGGGCGGGGCGCCCGGTCGCCATCCACCATCAAGCCAGGCCGACAGGGCTTTGCCCCCATCAGGGAACATGGACTCGCGTACAGGGTCAATCGGTGCCATCGTCGTAAGTCCTTTTGCCTCGTTGTTCATAAGCTCGGATTTCCCTCGAAGTTACTGGCTTACTGGCTTTGTTTTGGGTTGAGAGCCTGGACGCGCGCTCCACCAAGGCTGCGGAGCGAATAAACCCGAATAGGCTTCGGTTTGTCTCCTAGAGCAATTTTCTATTTTAAAGCCAGTAAGCCAGTAAAATAGAGTAAAAACAAGCAAAACAACCTGTAAAACGCTGGAGTTTGCCTTTGTCTGGCTTTGTGTCTGGCTTGCTGGCTTTGATTTCATTTTTTATTCCTATTCGGGTTTATTTTTTGGAAGTTACTGGCTTTGTCTGGCTTTGTCTGGCTTTGACTTTTGCAAAGGCAAACTGATTTCCTCGAATACGGAGCGTATTGCGTTAGTGGCACTTACAGCTTTGTCGTAGTGCGACATGAGGATGGCAAAGCACAGATTGCGCTGTCCATTCCAGTAAATCGAGTTCCCGAGGCTTCGATATCCGCGCGCAATGATGCGCCGTGCCAACCCCTGTCCGGAAAGGTTGGGATAGGTCGTCCCGGTCTGTCCGTCCTCGTTGAATTCGCTGGATAAGTGCTTTTTGAGCTCCGTCACATTGACGAGAATCGGTTTTCCTTGGTCTGCGGGCATGCCCCCTGCCACCGTGCGGGCAAGATATCGATCGATTGCCGTATCAAGGTCACTCTGGTTGATGGCAATCATCTCTGCCCGGTCCTCGGTCTGTGGAGCATCGAAGCGCATCCCCGCCTCGAAGCGCACGCCCGCAAGCCAGCCGCGCATTGCCGCCGGAGAGCGTTCAACCGCCAGATGCAGCCGTGCGAAGTATGCTCCATAGCTCGTTGCCATGGCGTCGAGATTTGCGCGATACTCGGCTTGCGTGCCGAAGCGCGCTCGCAGCGGGCACCAGCGGCGATCATTGCTCGTCAGCTTGAGCGCGTCGGTATGATTCGTCGAGGCAAAATAGGTTTGCATATTCTCGATCGAGAAAGCCGGTTTACCCTTCCGATGCCACGTCACATACTCATTCGTTATCAAAGGCTTCATCTTGTCCAAGACCTCGCCGCCGTGATCGCTCGGCTTGTCGGTCGACTTGACTTCCTCCAACGCAGCGAATTCGTGCCCGGCGGCAAAATCGTTGAATTGCGATGTCATGACGGATGGTGCATCGATCTGAGTCGCATTGCGGCCGAGCATCGCCCGCATCATCTTGGCGACGATCGTTTTCCCGCATCCATCCGGCCCAACCAGGAGCGGGCACCACTGCACGCGGCCGACACGCTGGACAACCATCGCCAGGAATGCGACCAAGATGCGGGCATGCTCAGGACCGAGCAACCAGTCAAGATGATCCTTCATGCATTGCACGTCCGCTCGCTCCTCATCGCTCCAATCCGCTTCCCCCACAGGCGCCGGGCCGTCCTCCTGCCAGAGATTCAGATAACGCTTTCCGTGCTCCTCGATCAACGCCGGCATGCCGGGTCGGAAGACATCATCGCCAATGGTTGGCACGCGCAGCACATTGGCGATGACATCCGATGGCGCGATGGCAGGCCGCACCTTGCCTTTCTTCCGTTGCTCGTCCGTCAGGAGATAGCGGCCGTAGACGAGATCGAGGCCCTCTGAGCTATAATCCTTGCGCGTTGGCACGTGGACAAACCCCACCTTGCCATTGTCGCGCATGACAAAGTCATGATGCCATTTGAGCCGCACTGCTGTGCGCTCGGTCCAGATCAACGTCTTGGGGTCGACATCCGGCGCGTGTTTCTGATACCCTGCGGCATGCGCCAGCATTACGAGCGTCTTGGCCGTGGCGCCCTGCCGCTTGAGCGATCGCCAGGCCGATTGGAAACGTGCGTCATCGTAATGCGATCGGCCGCGTGCGAGCCCTTCCTTCAGGAGCTCACCGCGTGACCATTTCTCCGCGAGCGCTGCGCCATCTTCACCGAGCTGAGCCTTGATGCAGCCGAGCCGGCGGACCCATTCGACCATATCGCAAAATGGGTCGATATAAGCCAGCATCGCCGCGAGCTCCTCGCGCGTCAGATCGATCCTGGTGGAGCGGGTCCAATCCTCTGGCTGGGCCGACTCGTCCTCCTTCTCCCATTGCGCAATGAACGGCTCGGAGCTCTCCGCCATCACGACATCATCAATGCCCGCGTCGGCCACCAGGAAGCGGCCCCGTCTGATGTCGCCTTGGCTGCCAACATCGATCGCATAATACTGTGCGAAGTAGGCCGATGCCGCTCGCCAGGCGCCGGCACGCTCGCCCTCAAGCGCCACCAATCCCCACAGCTTGCCGCTCATGGAGGGGGCGAGCAATCGCACGTGCCGATCGCTCTCCAGCCGCTTCCTCAGCTCGGCGCAATCCTCGACGATCAGTGCGCGTCCATCGCTGCCATGATCGATATCGATCGCGGCGAGGTTCGAGCACGTCTCCAGCGTCTTGGCAGATGCCATCGCGCCGCTCGTGAACGTTCCCCCAGGATGAAGCATGACGCATGCCCGCTTGGTCCGGTCGCAGGGATTCCTTCGGTAAGCCCTCGTCTTTTCGATCGAGCCGCAGACATCCATGGCCCCGCAGAGGGCGTACGGCAGCGCGTCAAGCGCAATCGTGCGGGCAACCGGTTCCGTCGCGGAGGGCGAGACGGACAGCAGGATATCGGGCATAGGGCGGAAGCGGCGAACCTAGGCAACGGACAGCAGGATTGCAAGAGCTGAGATGGTCGATAGCCCAATATCGGTTTTCCTTTTGACTTCACGGACTCCGGCTTTAGAAAGGCGCCCATACCCCAACCCCGTTATACAAAAAGGCCTCCTCCATGGGTCGCAAGTCCAAGCAAGCCATCGCGCTCGACAATCTCCTCTCGGCGCTCTCCGCCTTGATGCTCTCGCTGCGCGAGTTCAAGCCAGACGCCGAGACCGTTGCAGATGATGCAACGCCGGCCGCTGAGACGGCAGACCCCGAGAGCGAGACGACCGAGGCGGAAACCGAGACGGCGGACCCCGAGAGCGAGACGACCGAGGCGGAAACCGAGACGGCAGACCCTGAGACCGATGCGGCGAGCGAGACGGACGAGCTCCCGCCGGAGGACGATGGGAGCGATCCGGAGGCCGAGGCTGCCCCAGCGCCCGCACAGAGCCGGCCGCGACCCGCTGCGGCCTCTCCTCGGCCTGCCCCAGCCCCGGCCAAGCCGGCCGCTCCCGCCGCGCCGAGCGCGAAGGACGTGCTCAAGGCCATCTCCTCGAAGCCCAAGCCGAAGGTCGCGGCGCTCCTCAAGCTCTACAAAGCCGGGAACGTCTCGGAGATCCCGGCTGCGAAGCTCGCCGGGTTCCTGGCGCGGGTGAAGGCTCTCTGACCTTGGCCAAGGTCAAGTGAGGATGCTGCAGACTGTCGTTGTCTGACACGCTGGAATGCGGATCCGAAGCAAGCTGACAAGACTTTAAGGGTGAGCACACAGTTCAATTCCTGGAGAAACTCTCAGCGTGAAGTGTCAGCCCAGGGGCAAAATCCCTGGGCCGCTTCATTTTTATAAAGGGTAGAGGGACCACAATGGCGGATAACAAGGCGGCTCAGATTGGCATCGCCATGGCGATCGCCGCAGCGCACGATGTCGAGCTGTATACGCGGCTCGACGTGCTCGGTATTCAATTCAATGATGAGTTGACGACAGCTGAGAAGGAAGCGCTCAGCGCGGCCGATTGGTACCTTGACGACGATGCGAGCGACGAAAATGCATGGATGACATTTGTATGACGCCTAACTCGCAGACGGAGTATGCAGCAACGGTGCTCCTCAAATTCATGACGTTTCTTTTCACAGCTGGTCTTGCCATCCTCGGCGGTGTGCTGCTCTATTACCACCATGGTGATTGGGGATTGGCCTGCATCATCTATGCCGCTTGGGTCGACCTGTCTGCAAAGTTGCATTACCGCCGTGCCTAAACACTCCGACTTCGCCCCATCCTCTCTACCCAAGGAACATGCATGCGTTTCGCCCTCCTGACCCTGTGCCTCCTCCCCCTCGCTGGATGTTTCGACAATCCGCGAACGCCAGCGGACTACGCACTGATCCGCCAACATGCTGCGCTCGATCGCGGCGGCATTGACTATGTGAGCGGCGCTCCCGAGCACCGCTTTTGCAGGGAGGCGGCGCTGCCGGTTGGGATGCCGGCACCGTGAGCCGCAAACGCATCCAACGCTTCGAGATTGCAGCATATGCCGTTACGGACGGCGGCGCGATGATCTGCGACGAGAGCCCTCCGGTCCGATTGCATGGTCAGTGGTGCAAGACTGAGGAAGTCGAGGCGCTTGAAGCGCGTGCAGAGGATTCTGGTCTCCTCACGACACTGAGTGAGCAAATTACACTCCGTGAAGCGGAGATCGAGAAAACGCGCTCAGAAAACGAAGCGCTTCGGGCTCAAAACGCCATTCTTGTCGCAGAAATCGAACAACTCCGCACGCGCTATAAGCTTATACATGGATCGCTCTGCACCGCGATCGATACCTTCGGCAAACTGGTGCAGCGATGAGCGACGATATCCGCGTTGCGCTTCTCAAAGTTTTCACCGCGATGGAACAAGAGGCCCCGCCGAATTGCGAGATGCGCGTTGCCTTTCGGCCGAATTACAACGCTCAAGGATTCGACGCTTACGAATTTGAATGGTTCGCTACCAGTATTGGTGGTAGTGTCTTTCATATCGGCCACGTGGTCGATGCAGCGGTGCTGCATGATGCTGTCGATTCGAGCGACTTTCTCCGCACCCGATTCGCATACTCCTGCCACCAGCTCAAGGAATCGATGCGATGAACACCGACCAGCCTCCCTCGCTCCCGCAGAGTGTCTCCCGTTTCGCCGCTGTGAAAGAGCTGGCCGACCGGCGGCCGAAGCCAGAGACGACGATCGATCGTGCGACGATCGAGGACATGATGCATGAGCTTTCCGCCCGCATCGGCCCCTCGCATGAAGCGACGGAGGGCCTGTGGATCCTCCAGGCGAGCGGTGTGCCGCCCGAGGCCAAGCTCATGCGGGGACAACACGGCAGCGTCTCGCTCCTCATTCTCGCTCTGGCGGATGCGCTCGCAGCGCTGCCGAAGCACCTGCGCCAGGCCGTCGACGAGTGCGAAAGCGACATGCGGCGACCCAAGATCATCCAGGACTTGCGCGACCAGCGCCAGGCGCGCAAGTCCGCCGAGTTGGCCAAGCGCCATCCAGGGATCGTCAAGCCATGAGCGACTGCATCCCGCCAGAGATCGGCAAGCGCTACACAATGCGCGATGGTGACATTACATGGTATATACGCGCGAACGCCCCTCCAGGAAACGTACGGGATTATCTGTTTACCGATGGCCATCTGTCGTGGAAGGCGGACGGCTCGTATCTTAATACGGAGACTATCACTCAACAGGATATCGTGGCAGAATATACCCCAATCGAAGCGCCCTTAGCGCCGAGAGTCGTGAAGGCGATTGAAGCGGTCGAGGAATATCTCGTCCATGGTCATACCGGCTGCAATTTCTTCGACACTGAGGAAAAGGCACGCCAATACGCTGAGCAAATCGTGACGAGCACAGAAAATGCGACGCTCTATCGCGTGCGCAGGATGGCAATCTGTGCGCACAGCGTTGTGTGGGGTCAGTAATGAGCACGCTGCGCATTCAATTCCTGAAAGAGGAGATCATATCTCCGGATGTGATACGCCGCGCGTTGGAGGATCACCCCCTTATCCAGAGGGATGTCCAGTTCCGACTCACCGTCGAATTTTCTCGAAACTTTCCGAGCGATCTTACCACAGCGCAGGTGATTCGCGCCATCGCTGACGACCTGGAGCGCAAGATCAAGGATGGCATGGGGGAGCATCATCCATGACACGCGAGGAATTTTTCCGACGCCGACGAGCTGCAGCAACGCGGACGCTCTACGATTGGTCGTATCATAGATTACCTGGTTATGCGCGTCCGCGCGTCGATTGGCAGATACAAAATGCGATTTTGATCACTGCACAAAACCGAGAGGAGCGCATGCAGCGCTTCGGTGCCTTATGAGCCACGCTCGATTCGCTCCAAGCGACGCGGAAAGATGGACCGCATGCACCGGCGCCATCCCGCTCCAAGAAAAACTTATCAAGGAAGGCAAGATCCAACCCTTCACGGGCAATGAATTCACACGTGAAGGCTCAGCGGCGCACGCGCTCTTTAACCATATCATGTTGCGGCAGGACAAGAGCGTCGAGAAGGCTGTGGAGAAATTCCCCAAGCTCTTTGGCTTCTCCTCCGTCGAGATGCGACAACCGATGCGCGATGCCGTCGACTACGCGACGAGCTGGCAGAGCCGGCTCCCGGATGCGGAGCTCTCGCTGGAACGCAAGGTCTTCCTTGGCTTCACGAGCGGCACGCTCGACATGGCGCTCGTCACGCCATCCGCCATCCATGTCTTCGATCTCAAATGGGGCGAGGGGGTCTCGGTCCCGGCTCGGGCCAACCCGCAACTTGCCCTCTATGCGATCGGCCTCTCTAAGAAATATCAACGGCTCGACATCCACCACCATATCATCCAGCCCCGCATCCGCGACGGGCTCAAGACCAGACATTGGAAAGCACCAGTCGGCTGGCATGCGGCCTTCGAGAAGAAAGCACAAGCGGCCGTAAACGCCGCAATGACGAATCCGACGTATAGCCCTTCTGAATCTGCATGCCGTTGGTGCGTCAATAAAGGGCATTGTCCAGCACTCGTAAAACGTGCTCTATCTGATTTTAGAGAGTTGATACCGGTTAAAAAGCTGCCTATTAAACCGAAGGCTGCTGAGCCTGCTATAAAAAACAGCGTAGCGGCACTCACCTACGAGGAGATGGGCAGGTTCCTCTCGCTCCGACCATTCGTCGAGCTCTTTTATGCGGCCCTGGCGGATGCCGTCTGGCATGCGCTCATGTCAGGGAAGCGCGTTCCGCAGTGGAAAATCGTCGAGAGCCGCACTGCCAGAGCATGGAAAGACCCGGAGAGGGTCATCCAAGCATTCAAGCGGCGCGGCATCGCGCTCGACGACTTCATGCCGCGCACGCTGGTCGGCATCACGCGCGGCGAGGCTCTCCTCGACGATGAGCGCTTGATGGCCTCGCTGGTGAACAAAGCCGCCGGCACGCCAACCATCGCGCACGAGGCCGACAGCCGGCCGGAGCTCAAGCCCTCGAACGCCAGGAAGGACTTCGGAGTATGAGCTTTGACCAAGAGCCGGATTCGCCGCTAGAGGAAGCGCTGGAGCATTGCCGCAGACTGACGCGCAGCAACGAAAAGCTCCGCGATAAGATCCGAGAGCTGGAGCAAGAAATATCGATACTACGTCAGCGATATAATGAAGCGGTCGACCAGCTTGGAGGGGATTGATGCTCACTTATACCATGTCGAAGACCGAGACGGACGAATGGGCCGTTAATCTCTGCTCGCACGCGCGCACCGCCTACAACGAGAAGGGCGAGAAGGTCCAACTGCCGCACCGCCTTGCGCGGGATGCGATCCGCGAGAATGCCGAGCATCAAGCACGCATCGCCGGCGAGCGGCGCGTCGAGATCGTCAACGCCTTAGGTCGCGTCGTCGACCAATTCGAGATGCCCTAATGGCCGTTACGATCATCCGGCGAGGGCTTCCACCAGGAGAGCAAAAGTATCGCGGCAAGTGCCGCAATTGCATGACGATAATCGAGTGCACGGGTGATGACACGCGCTTCGAGCAACGCGACAATGCGCACTACGTCAAGTGCCCTGTCTGCAATGCATATGGCGATATCGAAGTCGAGCCTTTCGATATGCCACCGTCACCACCTCCTGGTGGAACCGGAAAGAGCCGATGAGGAATATCGCCAAGCTCCGCGAGCGGCTCTGGTCGATCTGCGGGAGCGGCTCGGACGAGATCCTGGAATGGCTCGTCCCGATGATCGAGCATGGCGACGAGATGGCCGCCGAGATGCGCGACCGTCCGCTGTCGCTCGTCCCGCATGATGCGGCGATCCGCTGGGATAATTGTCTTGCAAAACTTTTCCGAGATTTACAAAACACGTCAGGAGATGACCATGGCTGACAAGCCTGCCAAGATTTCGCTCGTGTCCCCGGTCGGTATCGGCCATTTCGTCCACCTCGTCACGCCGAAGGCCGCTGCGGGAGGAGGGAAACTCGTCTATGGGATGCTCCATGCCTTGAAGAAAGGCCATCCGGAAGTCGAGAAATTCATCACCCGCTTGCGCGGTGCGATCGCTGCGGCGACGCAGACCAAGTTCGGCAAGGTCGTACCGCAAGCCCAGCTCAAGCATTTCCCGATCGGGGATGGCGATGCGTTGGAGCATGAGGAGCGGCCCGAGCTCCACGGCCGCTGGCTCCTCAGCGTCAAAAACGGATTTCGGCCGCACTGCGTTGATCGCCAGTCGGGAGATCTCACGACCGACGACGAGCTCTATTCCGGCGCCAAGTACAAGGTCTGCATCTCGCCATGGGCCTGGATCCACAAGACCGGCGGCAAGGGCGTCTCGCTCAACTTGAACTCCGTGCTCAAGTGGGATGAGGGCGAGCGCATTGGCGGAGGCTCGGACGCCCGCTCGGACTTCGAGGGGGACATCACGGCTCCGACCGAGACGGCCGAGGCATCGAACGACGAGCCGCCATTCTGATATGCATAACGGCGTCTCGAAGAACATCCCGGATCTCTGCATCATCACCTTCTCGCCGCGCATGAAGGGCTTCCGCGTGATCAGCAACGAGCAATCCCCGCCTCCGCCAGATGAGCTCGCACCGCTCCTGGCGGAGCTTCGCGCCCTTTTCGGTCGGCATGGATACACGCTCCAATGAATGCGAAAAGCAATAGAACATACGCTAAAGATTTACTCGCCATCCGACGATTAATCCAGATCGTAGACGCCATGAGCATCTCGAAAGCGCATGCCGCGTCTTGGGTTGGTCGAGATCTAGATAAAGCCATTTTATGCGCAAAAGTAGCATATGATAGGTTGTCCGAACCATGAATGCCCCGACGATTCCCGCTATCCATCCATGTCCGTGCCCCGGGAATCGGAAGGGTGTCCAGCCGACGTGCTACCAGGTCACGGAGCATCCGCGCAAGAAAGCCGGGTTCTATGCGCTCTGTCCGGTGTGCAGCCGTGAAGTCTACGCGCGCACACCGGACAACCTGACGGATTTTTGGAATCGATCGAGCCAGGACGTGAAAGCAACCTACGCCCCGGTCAAGTGAATGGGCGGCACCCTCCTCTACAAAGGCGAGCGGCAGGCCCGCCGCCATCACGTGTGCGACACCTGCGGGCGTGACATTGAACGGAGCGAGTTCTACCATGTCGTCGTGGTCTTGATCATCCATACCGACGAGCGGGAAGTCCACTGCACGAAACGATGCAAGGTCTGCGCATGAGCAAATACTTCACGCCCGAGCAAGAGAAAAACATCACGATCGAAGTACGGAAAATCATTGAAGAATACTGCCTCCTTCTCGAACAATTCAAAGCGCGAGAGTTGCTCCCGTCGAAACTGACAGCTTTAGGACTCGATCGCTTTGCAGATTTCATCGATGGATTCCACCGACATGCACGCGAAGCGTTGGAGGATCTCCAGCGGAATAAGGAATATTATTGCGCCGTCGATTTCGATGCAGTGGATACGGACAAGCTGTGACCACTCCCATTCCGGATCCTGTCAACGAGCCGAAAGGCTCCGACAAACTTCCAGCCCGCGCCCGGATCACGCTGCGCAAGAATGCAACCGGGGAGCTCCTCTCCTTTGTCGAGGATTGGACGGACGCGAACGAAAAGCACAACCTCGCCGGAGTCTGGCATCAATGGTCAGAGGGCAACTATTCGTGCGACTGCAATCGCTCGTCCTATTTCGACGATGACGACAGCTCATGCGGTGATCATCGCTATTCAATGATCGGTTTTGAGCCGATATGATCTTTATCGATTTCGAGACCTACTCCGCCGCCAATATCCAGTCGGTCGGCCATCACGCCTATGCGCGGCACCCCTCTACCAGGATCCTCTGCATGGCCTGGGCCATCGACGATAATAAACCCTCAATCTGGAGGCCTGGACAGCATTTTCCTGAAACGCTCGCTCGCGCCTGGCGGGACGGAGTTGATACCACATGGGCCTGGAATGCCAACTTTGAGCGCGCCATCATTGCGCACTGCTGGGAGCGAGCTGGCCTGCGCTCTCCCTTCCGGCCCTCCGATTGGTCGTGCTCCCAAGCGCTCGCGGCATCCTGTGGGCTGCCCCTCCTCTTAGGTGCCTGCGCCGCCTTCCTGCATCCAAGCCGACCGGATCTGCAGAAAGACAAACGCGGCGAGGATCTCATCAAGCTGTGCTGCATCCCGGACAAGGATGGCAAGCAACCGGTGCTCTCGGCCGAGCTCCGGCAGGAGCTCGAAGCCTACTGCATGCAAGACGTGGTCGCAGAGCGCGCCGTGCACCATGCGCTCCCGGTCAAGGCATTGAATAGGGCGGAGCGGCGCGTGTGGGAGCTCGATCATCGCATCAACGATCGGGGCTTCCTGGTGGATGTCGCCTTCATCCAGGGCGCTCTCCGGCTCCAAGCGGCGGAGAAGGTCTACAAAGCGAAGCGCACCGCCGAGATCACGCATGGCTGGGCCACGGCTCCGACGCAAGTAGCGAAGGTCGTCAACTGGATTCGCGCGCAAGGCTGCTACCTGGTCAATGGCACCGCCGAGGCCGTGACGGATTGCCTCGCAGCGAAGCCCTCTCCAGCCGTGGCGGAGCTCCTCCGACTCCGCCAAGCCGGCTCGCTCACCTCCCTAGGCAAGCTGTCGCGTGCGCTGGTCGTCAAGTGCGATGACGATCGCGTACGCGGCGCGTTCCATTTCAACGGTGCGCAGGTGACCGGCCGATGGGCGGCCAAGGGCTTGCAGCCGCAGAATTTCCCCCGGCCGAAAGCGGATCGCTCGTACTTGATCGATGCCATCCGAGAGGCGGATGCCGAGATGATCCGCCTCATGGCTGGTGACGTTGGCTTTGTGCTCCGCGACTGCCTGCGGCACTGCATCATCGCTCCACCAGGCAAGACGCTGGCGATATGCGACATCAACGCCGTTGAAGCGCGCGTCGCCGGCTGGCTGGCTGATGAGCCGGGATATCTCGAAGCGTTCCGCACCGGAGCGAACCTCTATAAGCAAACCGCAGGACTCATCTACGGATGCCACGCCGAGACGATTGTCAAAGGCTCGCACGAGTATGATGTCGGGAAAGCGGCGGCGCTCTCCCTCCAGTACGGCAGCGGTGCGGATTCATTCTGCAGCAAGTGCAAGCATGATGGCATCCATATCTCCCTGGCGCTCGCGCAGCGCATCGTCCGCGTCTATCGCAACACCTACCAAGGCATGCCGCGTGCGTGGCGCAAGCTGGAGTCGCTCGCCGTCATGGCCATCCAGAATCCGGGCAAGAGCCTCTCCTATCGCGGCATCCTCCGCTTCGAGGCCATCAAAGGCTTCCTGCGCATGTGGCTGCCTTCCGGTCGCGCCGTCTATTACGCATGCCCCGAGATTCAGTTTGTCGATACCGGCTATGGGCCAAAGCCCTCCCTGGTGGTGCGGCAGGATGTCGCCGGAGCGATGCGGCGTGTGCACATATGGGGCGGCGTCCTATTCAATAATGCCGTGCAAGGCATGTCCCGCGATCTCCTCGCCGGGAATATGCTCGATATCGAGCCCTTCGCTCCGATCGTCCTCCACGCGCACGACGAGATCGCATCCGAGATCGAGACCGGAGGAGCGGCCGAGAAGCTCCAGCGGATGGAACGGATCATGAGCACCGCTCCCGCTTGGGCACCGGGTCTGCCGCTCAAGGCCGAAGCATTTTTAAGTAGGATGTACAAGAAATGAATACCCCTCAAGCCAAGATGCATGCGCTTCGCATCGCTCCGTCGACCCGCTTCGAGCGCCGCTCACTCTGCGGGAAGAAAGAGAAATCCATCCTCTTGACGCCCTTTATAAATGACGTTACGTGTACGATCTGCAAAGGCCTCCTCAACCATCACAAGGATATATGAATGCCCCTCATCGATGCCGTGCGCGCCAAGATGCGCACGAAGAAAATCCCCAGCATCCTCCAGCTCTCGGCAGCGCTCAAGCTGTCCTATGGACACTGCTATAGCGTCATCAACGGATGGCACCGGCCGAATAGCCGCACGCTGCCGACCTGGAGCCGCTTCCTCAATTGCTCAGCGGCGAAGCTCGCCGGGCTGGTGGAAGCGGAGGCTTGGAACGGCAAGCCATCTCCGAAGGGGAAGCGCAAGAGCACGAAGCGGAAGCACTCGAAAGCACTCTTGAAGCGCGCAGAGGCCGCCGTCCTGCCGCCGGATGTCCTGGCGGATATCGAGCATGGTCGGTATTGAATGGATATAGCCCGAGAGGAGGTTATAGCCCGTTTGAGGGCAGAGGCGGAACGCAATTGGCTGGCGTCGCTTTTGACGCGGTATATTGCGCATGTCATGGATTGCGAGGGAGTCTCGTTCATCGGAAAAAGCGGCACGTGTCGCATTCAATTCACAAAAGAGGAACAAGAGGCTCTTAGTGCAGCGGAGAAAGATGCACTTAAATTGCACGATTTATATGATACGTGAATCAGAAATCGAACGCTTTGTCTGCCAGCGCTGCGAGGAGCTCGGATGGCTCTCCTGGAAATTCACGAGCCCTGGCTTGCGCGGCGTGCCCGATCGCATCATCATCACCACGCAAGGCTGCATCTGGTTCCTGGAGTTCAAAGCACCGGGACAGCGCTGCACGAATGTCCAGATGCAGCGCGGGAAGGAGCTCCGCGAGCGTCACCATGTCGTGCTGGTGATCGCCAACATGGCGACGGCTGAGGCGACGATGACCCGGCTCATGCATCATGACGAGCGTGCGCGCAATGCGCTTCGCGCCTAGAGCCTATCAAGAGCGCATGATCCGCCGACTCGTCGAGCGGAAGCGCAATGCGCTTTTTGTCGACATGGGGTTAGGCAAGACGGCGTGCGTGCTCGCGGCAATCAAGGCACTGGAACTCTGCGCCCTGGTGGTCGGACCGAAAGCGGTGATTGAATCGACGTGGCCGGCGGAGATCAGAAAATGGGAGCTCGGGCTGCGTTATGAGATCATCTTTCGCCACAACATCCCCTCGGCCGTCTCGACGCTCGCTGCCATCCACGCCATCAGCTACGACAACCTCATGCACCTGTGCGCCGCCATGCCGCAATCGGCATGGCCGTGGGATCTCGTCGTCTTCGACGAATCGTCCAAGATGAAGAATCCCACCAGCAAGCGCATGCGCTCTGTGCGCAAGGTGCTCCACCATTTCGAGCGGCGCGTCATCCTGAGCGGGACTCCCGCATTGGAGGGGTACGGCGATCTCTGGTCGCAAATCTATCTCTTGGACGATGGCGCGCGGCTCGGCGCTTTCGTCTCGCATTTCCGCGCGAACTACATGGAGCCGGCCGACTGGCAGGGTTGGAGCTATCGGCTCAAGCAAGGCGCCGCCGCCAAGATCGAAGCGAAAATCGCGGATCTCGTCCTCTGCCTCAAGTCGGAGGACTACCTGGACCTGCCGCCCTTGGTGGTGCGTGATCATCTCGTCGAGCTCCCGCCGAAAGCGCGTGAGAGCTATCGGAAGCTGGAGAAGGATTTATTTATGCAGCTCGATAGCAAGAATATCGAAGCGGTGAATGCGGCGGCGCTCTCGGGCAAGTGCTGCCAGCTCGCATCCGGCGCCGTCTATGACAAGGGCCGATCGGTGGCCGAGGGTCACGATGCGAAGCTGGCGAAGCTCGTCGAGATCGTCGAGGATGCGCAGGGCTCGCCGGTCATCGTCTGCTATCAATACCAGCATGAGCTCGAACGGCTCCGCAGAGCGTTCCCCCAATCGCGCGCGATGAAGAGGGCGAAGGATATAGCGGACTGGAACGCACGGCGTATTCCAGTGCTCCTCTGCCATCCCGCATCCTGCGGGCACGGCCTCAACCTCCAGGATGGCGGGCATATCCTCGTCTGGTATGCGATGCCTTGGTCAGGTGATCAGTACATGCAGATGCCGAAGCGGCTGCATCGGCCTGGCCAAGGTGCGGCCTCGGTCATCGTCCACCGGATCCTGGCCAGGAGGACGATCGATGAAGCCAAGGTCTTGCGCGTCGAGGGCAAGCTGGAGGGGCAGGACGGATTGCTGGAAGCGCTCAAGGCGTATCGAGCAACGGTCCATCCATTGGCAGTCCAGCTAACCATGACGCCTCGCGGAGATAGGCATGCATAATTGCACTAGCCTTGACCCATTCCTTGCTCTGCGGCTGCGCTTGCTCCATGGCGACAGCAGCTTGGCCGATGGATTTAGATAACTCTCTGATGCGGTCGTCTATCCATTGGCGATAGGGCGTCACGACCACATATGGTAGTGATTCAGGCATTACTGAGCCTCCTCAGCAGGCGGCATGGTCGGACGATGAGCACGAAGCTATGCGGATGGAGACGCTGGTGCATGCGGAGGTATATCCCATACAACGAGTACATGAGGGCTGTTGATATACTCAACGAGCGTTGCGTCATTCTCTTTGCATTTCCATCCGCATAATTTCGATAAGGCTTTAGCGCCGGATATTGAGTAATTTTCCCCGCATGTCTCGCATCCGATCGCTTCGGGAGCGTGATTAAATAGGCTCTCGAAGCGGTCGCGTGCCTCCAGTGCGTCATGTGCGAGGAGATAGATATAGTCGTATGGTTCCTCTTTGATTGAGCCGCCGCTGCACATATCCATAAACTCAAACCATTCGAGTCCTAATGGTGCTTCATCCTTGATCGGCACAGGGGTAAATTTTGGATAAGCACTCACAGGATATCCTTCCGATCGATAGCCCACAGCGGGAACGGCCCCGTGCGGCGATGATGCCGGCGCCAGGCGAGGAGCGCTTGCTCCTCAACCTGGTTGAGGAGCTGGCCATGGCGGTGCGCTTCAAAGACCTTCTCCTGCGCATCCCACAGCTTGAGCTGGGCAGGAGTCGGGTCGGTCGCAGCGGCCGAGAGGAGCGCCGGGAGAAGGAGGAGCGGGAGGAGCGGGAGGAGCCTCATATTTTATAGCATTTCGTGATGGGGTAGCCTTGAATTGATCCCATGCATACCTTTAGGTCATGAAGACCGATGAGGGACCACCCGTTGCCCTCTGGCGCTTTCCGGCACACGATTGCCCCTCCGCACTGTGCGAGAGCATCCTGGACGTTGTTGGGGAGGATTGCGTTATGGAGGGATTTCCCTGTCATCTCAAAGGCCCGCAGTAAGCGCAGGGCTCGGCGGATTGCTTTCGTCTGATTCGGGTTTGCGGATTCCATGGTCGGTTCCTTGTGGGGTATGCTCAGAGGATAAACCTATATTGGTTTATGTCCAGCACTCTTTTTCACGCGACGCGGATCGCGCAGTAGGAGCAATCATCGTAGGTCTTGCCGCGCGCCAGGAGGAGCTCGCCCTTGGGGCCGTCCTTGAGGACCGGGCGCCCGCTCCGAGCCCAGGCAGCGGCCGTCTTGGGGGAGATGCTCCAGGCCTTGAGCGAATTGTAGATGGTCACGGTGCGGCCCTCCGCGATGAAGGCGAGGAGCTCGACGGCAGTGGGGCGCTTGCTCATGCCAGGACTATAAACCTATATTGGATTATGGCGATCGCCAGAAACCGATATCGGTTTAGAGTGTATCACACCGCTTGTCCTGATTCTGCCGCCAAGGTCGTCCGCGCCAGGCGTCAGCTACCATGAGCATCGCAACGATGATGCTCACGGCTGAGATGAGCGTCAGGAGGGAGAGGAGGAGCCAGACGAGGAGATTACCCATAGTATTAAGCCTTACTTTCGGTTTGCCTCGGGGTTTTCCCGGCGATCGCGGATGGCCATGCAGTCCTCGCACCATTCAGAGCTGACGAGATGGGCGTAGGCGAGCTGGCGGTTGTGATGGTTGCAGAGGCTACCATGCACGTCGCAGACGGTGACCCATGTCCCACCAGAGGGATCGAGCCGGGCGGGGCCGGCGCGCACGAGGACGTTGTGCCCGCCGCTGAGCGGATTCCGTCGTTCCGTGACATAGCCTGCCCAGTCACGATGCGGCTTGCGCTTGGAAGGAGTCGTCGTGTACGGCATGTTCAATTCTCCTGCACCATATCGAGTGATTTAGACCAGCTTCGGTGAATGTGCTTGCACCGCACAAGCACCGTAATCTGCCCCGTTGTCGGGAAATCCTTTGGTCCTTTGCCTTCATGAGCAAGGGCATAAATCCAGTCGTCAATCTGGTCTTTAGCATCGGCCCATGTGCGGGCGCTAAAGACACCTACGCAATTGTTCCATACCTCTGCATGATATTGCTTCACGTTCAATTCTCCTGCGCGCTCGTCGCGCGCTGTGCCGCTTTCCAGCGGAGATGATCGAGGATGATGCCGATATGCGAGAGGCCGAGCATGCCCCGGAGGGTCTCCATGCACCCCTCCGCCTCGTACGCCTCTGTCTTGGTCTTGGCTTCCCATAGGCGGAATTGCCAGCGGATGTAGGCCTGGATGAGCCGCCGGCGGGCGCGCTCGGCCTTGGGGTCGAGGACGGCGAGAGGGGTCATGACACCGCCTCCGAGACTGCGATCGGCGCCAGCCGCTCAGCGATCATCTTGACCTTGATGGCCCCACACGCGGCAAAAGCGCGCTTAGCACGATTCTTACGAGCTCGCAGCATGAGCGAGATTAGGCCCCGGTGCTCAGAATCGAATTCGATCGAAAAGTCAACCTCGTTGCCGCGCTGGTCCTTCAGGGTGATGATGGTCGACATGGTGGTGTCCTTATGCACAGACCATAAACCAATATTGGTCTACCGTCAAGCACCATTTCCCAGGTCCGCATAAACCTATATCGCTTCTCGATCGATATCGATATTATCTCGGCATGAAGACCAAGTACCCCACGGAAAAGCGCCGCGTGCCGCTCTTTCTCAACGTCCTGCCGACCTCCAAACGCAAGCTGGCCAAGCTGGCGAAAAGCGCGAACACGTCGCAAGGGAAAGCCTTCGACCTGATCCTTGAAGGCACCCCATGAGCGTCTCCACGCACAACGCACGCCGGCCTGGTCGCCGCACGAATGACTCCGGTCATATCGTCAACGTCCGCAATGCTGCGACACCCGAACAGCTCGCCAACGTCAACGAGATCATCGCAGAGGAGACGGCGCGCGAGACTGGCAAGCCGCTCCCTCAACGGCCAGCGTACAAGCCGGAGACGATCGAGGATGCGATTGCGCGATTGAAAAACTACGGCATCGAAAAGATCATAGACAAGCTGGAGAAAGCCCCGCCATTGCCGGGGGAGGCGGCTCCGCCAGAGCCAAAGTATGTCGGCACGGCGATGGAAAGCTCTCCAGCGGGCGACGCAGAAATACGGATCGTGCCGCCGCCAAAGAACAGGACGATTGAAGTCCTCCAAGCGCTCGCCACCAGCGTCGCCGCGCTGGGGGATCGGATCGCCAAGCTGGAGAAGCCTGCGAAGGGCAAGCGGCGGAAGCGGTGAGTGTTTGCAATTATCTCGTTTGCCGTACCTGCAAAGTCTATTTGTGGATCGGACAGAGCGGACGCATTTACACCAGCGCGCACGCGATGACGCAACTACAAAAATTCCTTTTTGATCATATGACGGATCACCTGGAATTTACGGTTGACCCGCACGACGATGCAAGCGAGATTCCCCGAACACAGGCACCCGTTGAGCCGAGCACGCTATGAGTCCGTTCACTGCGAAAGAGTTTGGCAAACAATACTACGACGAGCACAAAGCGGCGGGTATTGATTATCTCGAACATGGGTATTGGCAGCAATCCTATGCGCGCATGGTGCTCGATAGCTGCCTACCGAAGCGCGGGATTGCGAATGTCGTGCTCGACGCCGGCTGCGCGTGCGGATCCGTCCTGCAAGGCTTCAAGCGTGAAGGCGTGCGCGGGATCGGTGTGGATATCAACGCCTACGCGATCGGACTTGGACAAGACCATTTTGGCCTCGGTACTGATCTCATGGCGGCGAAGTTGAATAGCATTCCGCTCGACGGCGACAGCGTGGACCTCATCCACTGCGCGCAGGTCCTGGAGCACATTCCCGCTACAGCGAATCAGGACTTGCTGACGATCGCGGAGCTATTCCGCGTCCTGCGTCCTGGCGGACGCGCCTTCCTCTGCCTCGACGCGATCCGCGAGGGCATGGACCCGGGCGGGTTTTTCGACGATCCGACGCATGTCAACATCAAGCCCGTCGCCTATTGGGATTGGATGTTCTATGAGGAGGGCTTTCGTTTTGATGTCGAAGCCTACGACCGATACGCACGCTCGTCGCACAGCCCGATCGAGAATGGCGGGCTGAATTTTTATCAGCATTACCCCAATTGGTCGGTCTGGACGCTCGTCAAGCCGTAGCGAGGACCTTCCGCGTCGCGGCGACGGTCGCTTCCATCTTTTCCAGACGCCCCTTGTAGCCGGCAAAATGGGTCAAGCCGTACTGGCACCATTCCGCTTCGGGCGTGTGCCCGGCATTGCACACCGAGAATTTCGAGAAGGCTCGGCCGCGCACCTGGACGCGGCGTATCATGGCATTGAACGCGGCTTGATTCGCACCATAGAAATCCCGCTCGGTCGTCGACTTCGATTCGTAGAGCCGCTTCCAGACATGATGCACGTCGCTCGCGCGGATCCCGGAGCATCCCCACTGCCCATCGTTGATCGGCCGCAGCCCTCCCATGCGGCGCCTCTCGTCGTCCGTCAGATAGCCGACGTAGATTGGGTCGGTGATCTGGTCGCGCATGTGCTGCCACGGCTCCTCGTAGTACGTCAACACGTCGAGCTCGCGCAGGACCGGGTTGATATCCCTGGTGGCGATGATATCGGCATCAAGGTACATGATCTTGTTGTAGCGGATGGGATTGATGAGCTCCAGCGCGTAGCACAGCGCCATGCGCTGATGGCACGGGAGATTGGCGACGATGAAGGAAACATCCTTCTCCAGCGATTGGAGCACCGGGCACATGCTCGGCGTCACGATGATGATGCGGCCTGTGTATTTGCCGGTCGTGCGGAGCGACTCGACCGCAAGGCAAACCATCTTGCGATACTCCTCGCCATAGACGCAAAAGTAGATGCAATTCTCGTTTGCCCCAGCGGCATGGTATTGCATGAGCTTCATGCGCTCAAAGACATCCGCAATTGGTCGGTGGAAGTAGTGGTCTTGCTTGTCGTGCTGGGGAATCTCGGGCCAGAGATCCATGGCGGCTTTCCAGCCGTGGAGCCGCATGCACTTGGTATATTCAAGTCCGATTTTCCAATGATCAATGGCCATGCCGTACTGGAGGATGTAGGTCGGCACGCCGGCGGCGATCGCCATCATGGCGAGCCCGGAGTCGCAACCGACGAAAAGCCCGCACTCGTGTAGCGCTTCGGCCGATTGCTGGATGGTCATCGGCCAGCCGAGCTTGAGGGGCGTCAAGCCCTTGGGCGCCGCTGCGATGATATCCGCAATCTCGCGCTCGGGGGGATTCTTGCCGGGGGAGCTCCGACCATCGAATTGATAGCCGACGTACTTTCCGGGCAGCCCCCTCCAACGGTACTCCGGCTTGAACGGAAGGAGTTGGATGCCTTCGCCAACAATGCCACCCTTCCAGAGATTCCCCAGGGACTCGGTGCCCTCCTCGGTCGTCGAGATCACGGTACCATCGGAATCGATGAGTGCGGCGAGCTCCTCGACCATCGTTTTCGTGATTGCCGCATTGCGGTTGTATTTCGTCGAGAGCGTGACGGGCGCTTTGAGCCGCTCGCTCATGATGAGCCCGGCCGAGACATAGACGAGCATGTCTCCGAGATGGTCGCCTATTTCATTTTTGTAGATCATGGTCACCCCTCAAAATAGGCGCGCGGAGCGTCGTATCGCACGCGGCGATTTCTTGCTTCAATTGGAGGTAATCCCGCTGGAGGGCCAGGCCTGCCTTGACATGAAGCGCAATGCGCTCGGCCATATGCGCGAGCCGCTCCTCCAGCCTGGCCTTGTGCTGCGCGGCGATCGAGGCGCGGACGCGCTTGGTCGACTCTGGTTCCATCAATGGAGTCCCCAGGACACGGTGCACTCCTCCGCTCCCGTCGAGAACATCGTGTCGTAGAGCTCAATCAACAGATAAACCGTCGTCGCCTTGGGCACCTGCAAGGCAAGCGAGAGATTCGGGTCGGTGCCATTGGTATGCCATTCCCGATCGTCATACCAGCAATCGTCGAGGAGGGCGGAATTGACTTGCGGAGGGAAAAAGGCCCATGTGTTTGATGCCGTGTCCCACTGCGCCACCATCCCGGCCTTGCCTGCCCATGCTCCGGTCGGCGCTGTGCCGATCGCGTAGACGAGGCCGCCGGAGGGCGAGGAGGGTGGGGTATTGCCGAAGACGGGCGAGCCGGCCGCGAGATCCGCGACCCATTCCCATACCGGGATGAAGGAAAACCAGCCGGAGAGGTTGTCGAGATCAACGAATGTGGGATCGGTAAACGAGTATTGCACGCGGAAACCAGACTTATAGACGAGACCCTCCGAGCCGACGAAATTGATATCGTAGAGCCCGGCCGCTGGGAGATCGATCGAGGCAAAGGCATATTTCGAGCCCTGATTGACGGCGACGGTCGTTCCGCTTGAGCTGATCGCCGTAGGGCTTGGCGGAGACCACGAGACGATGGTCGCCGTTCCGCCAACAGGCGCCATGCCGTAGAACGGCCGGCCTGTGTGTCCACGCGCGACCGTGCGAGCGTCGAGCCATCCGAATGGATCCTCGCCAATGCCGGCGGTTGGTGTGCCGCCGACTTCGAGCTGATACCATCCATCGCTCGTCGGCAGGAATGCGACGTTAAAGGGCGTCGAGCTTGAATAGCTTGTCCCGCTCATGACGCGCTGGAGCGGCTGTTGATTGATCGGAGATGAGAGGAGCGACGGGATATATCCACCAGGTGCCGCCATCCCCTTGCCGAGGACCGTCATCAATGGCGGGATGTCGCAGCGCGGACTTCCGCCGACTTCGGCGCTCAGCTCATAGGAACCGAAGGTCCCGGACGTGCTGCCCGTGATGGTGCATACGAAAGTCGTCAGGGTTGGCGGGGTCGGAATCGTGATCGAGAGCGGAAACGTTCCGGCGAGGCCGGGGATGGCGGATCCGGTCGCAGAGACCGTGTAAATCGTCACTCCGTCTTGCGTGACCGTAATCGTTACGTTATCCGACGATGGCGGAGGGCCGGGAGACGGCGTGTAGGTGATGACAAGCTGTGCATATCGTGCACCAACCGATGTCGACGAATGCGCACCGACCGGACCGATACCGCCGATGAACGACTCGCCGGCCAGCGCCAGCGCTGTCTGCCCCTGCGCGACAGGCTGCCATGCCTGGCCGGGCGTGACGCCTTGCTCGTAGGCGTAGAGATCTCCACCTATCCAAACACTGAAGGGCACCATGCCGTTATTGCCATAATCAGGAACGCCAAAATAGCTGTCATTCCAAGCGGACGGCCCGGCGAGATTGAGCCCCATATTTGCATAGGTCGTATTCGGTCCAGCCTTCGGCCGCTTCGGATCCTGCCAGACGCAACCGAAGGTCCCGCCCCGCCAGAGACCAGTATCGGGATTCGGCGTATACTCGTAGGGCAGCGTGCCGGGGACGGCGTACCATTGCTCGTAATTCTCGGCATCCGCATAGATAAAATTGTCGGTGACCGGATATCCAGCGGTCCAGGTGACGCTCGTTGTAATGCCGTCTGTCGCCGGATAGCTCGCAATGGGAATGATGATCGTCGCCGTGGGGCCGTTGTAAGGTACGGAGAACGTCGCCACGACGGCACTGGTCGCCGTGTTGGTAATCGTGCCAGAGCCGACGCTGCCATACGGGATGCCGTTGGCGAGATAGACCATCGTCGATGGGCCGTCCTCTGTGGGAGCGTTTCCGTTCGCTTGCATGGCGACGATCCACAGCGTGCCGACCGGAAACGACTGCCCGAGCGCGTCGACTGAAAACGGCGCGGTGTCGGTGACGTAGGCGACGACCTTGGCGGGCGCCATGGTCGACGGATTATAGATGGAAGCGAAGTACGGCAGGACTTGCGTAATATCAGAGCCTTCGATCCCGCGCAGGATCGTCGGCACACATCCGCGCGCGAGCGGCGTCATCAAGCTCTCTTGCCGGGCGCGCGGGTCGCGGCCAAACATATTCAAGTAAGGGTGTGGAGCCGTCACGGCAGCCTCAGAGGCTCACGATCGGATAGACCGAGATCGTGCCTCCACCAGAGACCGGGAGGAGATAGGACGTGCCGACCACGACGCGATAGCCGGCGCCGAAGGAGTCGGTCCAGCCGAGCCAATCATGGCGAATCAACACATTTGCCGTCTCCTGCCCTTGCGCATCGAACAAGACGCCATAGCCGAGGCCGGCGATATAGGCCGTGTCGGTATCGGGATCATAGGCCATGTCCGCTTGCTCTTGCCCGCTGTAGAGATCTCCGTACGGAGCATAGCTGAGCATGTCGACACCGTTCGACACCTGGCCGCCGATGATCTTGCATGTCAGCCATTGCGGATAGGCCGGCCGGATTGGCGGAAAGACATTGCGCGCTTGGTGGGCTGTGCGGATATCGAGGAGATTCCGCCGCAGATGCATGAGCGCGAGCCGGTCGACTTGCATTAGCGCATCTCCAGCTCGTAGTAATCGGTTTCCCACCTGGTCGTCATGTTTTGATGATCGTAGTCAACTTGCGTGACGACCGTCTCAACCTCGATCCCTCCGCCCGACTCGTTCGCCGTCTGGATGAATTGCCCTAGCTTGGGATGCATGCCGGTCGACTGCGAGTAGCTGCCCCATGTGAACGGGAGGAGCCCGCAGTATTGCATACCGAAGCACAAGCGCGAGCGGGGATTGAGATACCATTCGGCCGCTAAGGTATGGTAGCGGATAACGATGGCGCGATCGTCTCGAAGCACTGCAGGAGCGTAATCGGATGATCCGAGCGCGTTGCGTCGTGCGGCATAGCCTTGCGCGCCGCCAGAGATATCCACGTCCGTCTGCGAGAGATCCCATATGCAGTTGGCTGCGGCCAGCCACAGGTGCGCATTCTCGATGTAGATCACCTTGCGCTTGCGCGCTGTGGTCCATGAGGAGCCGTAGAAGTCGTCGCCGTAGGACGTGAATTGCATGCGCCAGGGCATGCGTAGACCGATCGTGAATGCGACGCGGGTCACGGGGAGATCGGCGTTGATCTGATAGTTAGCCTCTAGGGTTGCGTCAAAGACGGGGTCCGAGATGACGCGTATTCCGGCGTTCTGCGCGTTCGCAGACTTGAATATGATGCCATCCGGCTGGACCGTCACGGAGGGCGAGAAGTAGTCCCCGAGCGATTGCGGATAAACCTTCTCGTTGGTGACGACTTGGGGGAGCCCTCCACCAGGAAGGAACCAGCGGTCTTCATCATATCCGACGTAGAGCGCTTGGGACCAGCCGGAGGGCCGGATGTAGACGGCGAGTTGCCGCCGCTGCGGAAGGCCGAATTGCTGCGAGCTGTCCGTCTTCTGCGGCACGCTCTTTGAATAGTCGTAGCCCTCATAAAACGGCAGATAGGGGAGGAGCTCGACCATGTTGGCCATGGTGTCGGTGTAGTCGCTCACGTGCGGTGCGATGATCTCACCAGCAGCATCGGTGCGGAAGTCCACCCGTTGCTTGTCGGTATTGATGCCGTTCCCAGCGAAGCCTGCCCAATCGCGCGGCAGGCCTGCCGTCTGGAAAATGAAATCCCAATATGGTTGCGTCCGCTGCCACTGCGGGAGCCGCGCGAAGGTATAGACATCAGTCGGGGACCAGCGCGGCGAGAGCGCATAGCTCATGTCATCATAGACATCCGTCATGTTGTCCTCGGCGCCATCGTACATGCAGAGTGTCGCCGCGACCTCGATCCGCTCCCCCATGGTGTCGATTTCGTCATAGACGTTGAGGGCGGCCTCGGAGTAGGCAAACATCGCATCGATGTTCCGGGGATCCCCCTCCAGATCCAAGACCTCGTCTCCGTTCCATTGATAGACCGTCCCGGCCGACTCTGCGCCTTCGATGAGCACGCTCGTCATCGTGCCGGGAATCGTATAGCTCAGGTCGTCATAGACCGGCGGGCAGAATCCGAGGAAGACATGGAGGGAGCCGTCCAGATTGTCGGTCCAGTCGACCCATACCGTCCCCTGCCCGCGCCGGCGGTTCGTGATGCGCGTCACGACCGAGAAAACCGACTCGTTGTCGTAGACCGGCTGCGGCGAGTAGACCAAGAGCGCGTGATCAGCATTGTAGGCGAGCGTGAATGCCGGCTCGCCAACAGGCTTCACCGCCAGACAGGCATGATTGACCATCGCCAATTCCGACCATTTATTATTAACTTGAAGCGCTGGATTTGTGTTCCCGCTGCCATCGGGATGGCTCGCATTCACAGCGAATGCGCCCTGCCAGGTGTGGCACGGCACGGCGATGCCGTCGACAGAGTAGGTTTTCGACGGGCTCATATTGCCGAGAAGCGGCCCATCTGAATCCATCATGTAATTGTAGCCGGGATGTCCGCGCGCTGGGCCGAGGACTTGCGTCGACCCGGAGTCATAGCCGGAATAGTTCAATATCCATTTCTGCGTGCGCGCGAATCCATCAACGCAGTGATAGACCGTGACGCCCCGGAAGTCCGAAGCGCCGGGCATGTCCTGCCGCTCCTGCGCGACGACCTGACCCCAAAAGACGGTGACCCATTCCGAGTTGATCGTGTCGTAGAGCTGGAGCCGCACCTCGTTGTAGAGGAGGATGTCGGGAGAGTCGGTCGTGCCGGGGATCTCGCCATAGACGAAACGGAAACTCGCCTCCCCGATCTCCGGGAATGCGCGGCGCGTGATGCGGAGGAGCTCGTACCCTCCCGACCAGGTCGTCGGGTCTGGTTGGGAGAGCGTCGTCCAGCTCGCCGTCGATTTCGTGCAATCCCCGGCCGTCCCTCCAAAGGATTGCGCGGTGAGTACCCGAAACTTGGGCGGATCGTAGATTGTCGTCGGGATCGGAACGGCCACGGCTCAGGTCCCCTGGTTGAATTGGAAGACCCAATCGCAGCGCAAGAGCGCTTGCTGGCCAGGCGGCGCGACGGCCGAGACGAGCTCGCAGCGGATCGGCCGGCATTGGACATCCCATATATAGGCGAGATCCGCCGGCGTGTAGGTCACTCCAGCGCATATGTAGGTGAGCTGTGCACGATAGCGGGCGTAACCGATGACGGCGACTCCGGCTGTCACGGCATCGTCGAAGGTCCCGAAGTCGGAATAGGTCACCATGCGAAAGCGCGGAAAGTCATTGCGGATGAGCCGCATCCGAGTCCCGTCGACGCCCATACCTGTAACCGGGGCTGCGATGCGCTGGAGGATATCCCAAGCCCAGCCATCAGGAAATTCAACGTTCATCAAATCGACGTTGTAGACGTTCGCATTCGTCTCGTCCATGATGGCGATCGTGCCGAGTTCAGACGAGCTCATGGCTCAGTACCTCCGCCATAGGGATTCGGTTTACGAGATTGGACGGCGTTGCGGATCGTATTCGCCATGTGCTGAATCGTCGCGTCCGTCGCCGGCGATCGGCCCCCGGTCGTCGTATCGATGCCCTGAGGGATCGCCGGGGATTGTGGAGTGCCTGGCGCAACGGTCTGATCGTAGGAAGGAGAATTGTTCCATTTATCGAAATCCCTGTGCGCCGTATTGCGTGCAGCTAAGTCAGGGATGCCCGTCCAACTCCACAGCGCATTGCGCCACGGATGCTCTTGCGCCCACTGATCGCGCAACACAGTCGCATACTCGGCCTCGCTCCCGCCACGTGTCGGGCCGACGCCGGCGAATTGATCCCGATTCCGCTTCGATTCGAGCGCTAGATACCGAGCGGCGTTACCGTTCGGATTGACCCCCTCCGCCGCCGCGATGCGCGAATACGCATTCTCGCCCGTCGCGCGCGTCACAGCGCTCCATGACATGGCGCCGGCGCGGACCTGCGAAAAAGCGTCGTTCAAATATCCCGGCTGGATGCGCTGCCCCGTGAGCTGGGCGCGCTCCGCCAGCATGTTGATATACCCAAGTGCTCCGGCTCGGTCGGGAGAGTTGGTCACCTGCTGGAGAAGCGTGTGCGGATTCATGCGCAGTGCGCGTGCGGCGCGCTGCACGGCGAGATTCGTATCGCCGTAGGTCTCGAACCCTTCCTTTTGCGTCTGGTTCGCACTGCGCACCGCTGCGCCGGCTGCCGTCGAGGCTGCGGTGAGGATGCCAAGAGCACCGGTCACGCGCTCGACGGCGCCCACCATGGTCTTCAGCCCTTGCGTTGCGAAGGCCGTAACCCCCTTCGCCTCTGACCCGGCGCCAGGCATACCAGGAGCGCCCGGGATGTCGCTCAAGCCGGGGATGAAGCCTCGACCGGTCGGCCGAACCTCCGAACCGATCGATTCCAGGAGCCTGCGGCGGGAGCCCTCCGCCATGGTGCGCGCCATGCGCTGGGCCGAACGCCGTTCCATCTGGTTGCGTTTCTGCGCAATCTCCTGCTGGAGGAGATCCGCCTCGCTCGTCCATTGGAGCTCCTGCTGGAGTCCGCGCTTGGCGATGTCCTGCGCCTGTCGCCGCTTCACCTGGTCTTGCTGCGCTTTGACCGGGTCAGTGTTGAACTCGAACGTGGCATCGCTCATGCGCCAATGCTCCTTTCCAAGCCCTGCGGGAATTTCCGCTCGTTATTGAAACGGAAATCGCTGGTGTAGACATCGCCATCTCTGCGGCCTGTCTGGAGAAAGAGCTCGTCGCACTGGTCGTTGAACTCGCGCAGGACGCGCTGGCGTTCGATGTCGGTAATGCGCGTGAAATTGCCCCACTGCGGCGTGAATTTGATATTGCCTGCATCGCACCGCACACGGATGGTCATCCTGCCTTTCGAGCCATAGGCACGGACTTCAACCTGCGCGCTCTCCAGCACTCGCCGCATCGAATCCCCGGACATAATGAAGGGTCGCGGCTGCGGCGGCATGACACGCCGACCGTTCATCAACATATTGCGCTCTGCGTACGTACGTTTTGCTTTCTCGTAGTCTACCGATGCGCGATAGCCGAGAGGACCGCGTGCATAGGATGGGTCGCCGCGCTTCGGCAGGAAGACATTCACAAAGAGCATGCCAGCGCGATAGCCGGCAAGCCGGAGGAGGCTATCAACAGCGCGTTGCGAGCCAGGTCCCAAGGATTCCCGGAACTCGGCATTGGCGTCCTGCACGGCGCGCTTCAAGGCTGCGATGGCGTCACCCCTCGGCATGGCTGGCCTGCAGCGTTGCGCCGATGGCGTTTTGCAAGGTGGAAATCATCAGGATATCGTCCATGAGGCCGAGTTTCTGGATAACCTCCGACGTGATGAAATTGGACTCCTCCAGGAATCGCGCCGCCCAGGCGCAGCCGGGCGCCGGGTCGGCAAGCTCGCTATCCTCTGTGAACTCGCGGAGGAAGTTGGTCGCCTCCTCAGCGTAGTTGATGAGGATTTTTTGTGTGTCGGTGAGCGCCACCTGCCAATCCTTGCCATAGGAGACGCGGAATGCGCGCTTGCCAGAGGGAAGGAGGATGATCGGAGCCGCCCACATGCGATCGTGCTTGTCGGCCGAGACCCCGACGCGCAGCCATGGAACGGGGCGGTGGAGGGCCTCCGGTTCCGGTCCGTCGCCATTCATCCAGCATCGCCATCCATCGTCGAGCTCGACGGCCTCAGTTGGGGGCATGCCGAGATACCAGCCCTCCCCGATGCCGAAGCAAAATCCATCCTTCATGCGGCGGTGCGAAAGCGACGGAGCTCCCCGCATCCAAACTGGTGGCCTGTTTTGGGTCGGGTGCCAGTATTGGATCATGGTCGCCTTTATGGGGGTGTCGGGACCGTTACGCCAGTTGAGACCGAAAGGGGATTCCCGGCGCCATCGGCCGAGATGCCGAGGAGATCAACGCCAGCCGTGGCCACCTCGCCCTGGTTGGCGTCGACGCCATGCGGCAGGATGTTCCCGGCCGAGAGCGAGATCGACAGACCGTTGGCCGTCGAGCTCTCCCCGGTCGTCGCGTCGTAGCTCTTGAAGTAGACGATGGTGTTATACGCGATCGTCGCGCCCATTTGCGTGATGTTATCAATGAGCGTTTTCGGATCCGAGTGCATGAGCGTGATCGTCGGATCCGCCATGATCCGGGCGCCAGAGCGGCCGAACAAGTCACCATCGGTGCGCAGGAGCATCGGGGACGTGCCCATGCTCCCACCAGACGAGGACACGCCGGGGATGATCGAGCCGGCGAACGAGACGGGACCGACCGTGTGCAGGAGCGGCGTCGCACCGACGCTCGGCAGCGCCTGGCTGTCGGTGATCGTGATCGGATCCGTGGCGCCGTCCGAGGAGAGGAAGACGACATCGCATGTCGCAAACAAGATGCCGTCTTGTGAGACGGTCCAGCCGACGATCTCAGCGCCGGCGACGCATGCGGCCGAGAGCGACATCATCTGATGATTCGAGCCGCTCTCGCGGTTGAAGTCTGCAAATGCAGCGAGATAGAGCGCCATCGCAGAGAGCTGCGTCAACGAGAGACCGAAGACCTCGAACGCGGCATAGAACGGGATCGAGAGCCGCACCCGCCGATCAGCGCCAGGGATGACGTTCGCCGTCGCATAGACGTTGCCCGAATGGTGGAAGAATTGATGCTTGATTCCCCACGTCATGCCGACCATCTCGCACGGCAGGACGGTACTGCTCCCGCCCTGCGGCGTGACCTTGAGCGGTGCAAGCGAGGAGATGAGTGCGGGGGTAAAGGTCATGTGCGGCCTCTCTTTAAGCCAACGTCAAATTCAATGCGCAGCATGCGATATGCCGCTTGTGGTGTGTCCTGACCGGCTGCCTGCTGTCCGCGTGATAGATCCGTGCACATGCCGCGCCGCATCGACTGGATGCAGAGCCCGAAATATTGCAAACCCATGTCGAGCACGAGCGCATCCCCAAGCGACTCCAGGTAGCCGGGATCCGGCGTCGAGACGACATCGCCATAGAGCATCGCAATCATACGGCCGGAAAAGAGCAATTGCGCACCCTCGGCGTATCGATCGCGGTCCTGATCCTGGAGCGTGAGGAGGATCGCCGGCAGGAGATCGGCCGTCACGCCCTGGTCGGCGTCCTTGGGGACTACGGACGGCGTGAAATCGGGATAGTGGTACTGCGATGAGAGGAGATTCCACGGCGTCGAAGGCGTCGAGAGCGTCGGACACGCCATCAATTGATTGCGCAACTGGATGACGGTTGCAGGGGGGTTGATCCAACTCATCGGCCGGTTTTCCGATCCGGCGTGGCGAGGACCGCATTGTCCCTGCCAATCTGCCACTTGGTCGTGCCCGGTCCGCTCGACTCGATCCCCAGGACGTTCCAGTAGAGGCCCTGGGGATCGATCAACTGCCAACCGACCGCGAGCGCAATCTGATGGTTCGAGACGCGGAATGATTGGACGGTGACGAGCACGGATGTATTGCGATCCGAGTCGTATTGCTCCGTCATCCGCTTCTCAGTCGGCAGGCCCCAAATATCGAACGCCATCCCATACGTGCGGGGATAGGCGGAGGGCTGGCTGGTCAGAGGCTGAGCCTGCCAGAGTTGCGAGGTTGCCCAAGGCTTATCGTTGACGACATCCCGCGACTGGCCTTCGATGATATCGAAGCGGCTCGCCATCACTTGTCCGCCTTCTCCTCAGTCGCCAGCGCGAGCTCCAGCTCGGCAACGAGCCGCTCATGCGCCCAGTCGTCATTCTTGATGTCCGGGCAGTCATCGCTGGTCAGGATCTTGAGCACGCGCTCAGCGGCCTTGCGCAAGTTGGTATTGTTGAGATCCACGACGATGGGGAGCTCGTCTGTCAGTCGGCCGAGCTCCTCGACGCACGCCTTTGCCGCCTCTGGCGACGTGAATTGCACATTGCCCTTGTCGTCGAGTTCCATCTCTTGCTCGGCGTTGTCCGCCGCCTCGGAGGGAAGCGGCTTGAGCTTCGCATGATCGTGGAGGACTTCCTTGCGAGCCTCCTCGAATTCCTTGATGCCGTGAGCGATCGCGTTTTTCAGACGCGAGAGATAGATCGCAACCGCACCCTTCGCAGAGTAGCGGCCCATGATCGCCATGTAGCCGAGCGCAGCCGGGTAGGCGAATTGAAAGACCCCCTTCGAGGAGATCGGATCCTTGGCAGGTTCGAGCGGCATTTAGGGAGTCTTTCCAGGTGCGGCGAGGGGTTGGATGGGCGCAGCGGGAGCCGCAGGAGCCGCCGTCGCCGTCTTGATGACATGGAGCTTGACGAGAAGCGTATGGACCCATCCGGCGAGATCGTGCTCGGCCACCTTGAGGGCATGCCCGGCCTCGATTGCATCCGCCTCGGCGTGCTTGCCGGCAGTGCGCAAGGCGGAGATGGCGAGCGCATAGCTGTCGTGCGCAATGCCGAGGACGGTCGCCAGCTTGCCTGTGCGCTTGAGCCAGACGATGCCCCACACGATGAGCGCCGCAGCCGACCAGCAGAGGATGAGCTTGGCGTGATCGAGGGCGCCCTGGAGAAGCCCGCAGGTGAGGAGCACTCCCACGCCGGATGCAATCATGCACTCCCCCAAGGTCTTGCCGATCTGCAGTGATGTGAGGATCATGGATGCGATGATCTCGACGACTCCGAGGATGATCGCCGTGACGGCCAGGCCTTCCGCGACATGCAGGATGGCCGCGAGCGGCGCGACGGCTGTGGCTTGGTCCGCCTTGGCTTTCTCCTCCTTCGCCGTCTTCTCGCCGGCGAGCGCGAGCTTGACCTTCTCCTCGGCCGCAGCGAGATCCGCCTTGGCATTCACCAGCGATGCATCCGCTGCCGGGAGGGCTGGCGCCGGCTGTGTGGTGGTCGGCGCTGCATGCTTCGAGTCGTCGTAATCCCGCGACTCGCATGCGGCGACAACCATCAGGAGCGCCAAGACAGCGCCAAGGATGGCATAGGCAGGATAGAGGAGTCTGTACATGCAATACCTCAGGGTGTCGGCGGCGCCGGGGGGTGCCAGCCGTGATTGATGGCCCAATAGATGAGAGCGCTCCCGACAAAGACGATGCAGTAATCTATAAACTTGTCTTTGACCTTGCGAAACACGCGCGTGGCGATCGTTTTCGCCGTCTGCGGTTTCTTCTCGGTCGCCTCGCCAACCGGGTGCGTTTCATGGACGACCGGATGCGCCGCAAAGGGCGTGTTGGCCTGCAAGAGGCTCTCAACACTGTCCTTGAGCGACTGGAATTGCAGCGCAAGGGGCTGCGTCGCCTTCATGCACGCGCGCTCCGCCGCGCGCTCGCTGATCCGCTCGATCATCTCGTATTCGTCGGGGGTCATGCGGCGATCAATCCAAGATTCTTAAGGGCGATGACAAGATCCCCGATCGTGTACGCCGTCGAGCCGATACCTCCGCTCCACGTAGTGTTGGTATAGACGATATTCACCGACCCGCCCGTGATGACCGTCGCATAGCCGGAAGGAGAGCCTGGCTGTACAACCGGGGTCGTATTGAAAAAGCCAAGTTTTTGGCTCACAGATGTTGCAATCTGTAACCCAGTCGACGTGTCGGTCTGAATGTGACCGGCTGCAATTCTTATGCCGCCGTCAAAATTGGCGTAGCCTGCCTGGACCCACAGCGAATACTTATTTGTGATGGTTACATTAGTTCCGGCCTGCGGAGTATTCGTAATAGCCAGCGTTGCCGCTGTCGTGATCGTCTGCGATGCGGTGTCGCATGCATATGTAGGGGCGTTAATCGTCCACTCTGCCTGAGTCGTCGGCGTGCTCGTCGCCCACTGCCGCGTGACGCCATTGAACAAGACGGCGGGCGATGCGGTGCCGCTTAAAATCGACACGTTGGCTGCCGGCGTGATGGTGAGCGCCTGACGAGTGCCGCCTGCCGCAGTTGCTTGTACAATTTGCAACCCGGATGATCCATCGACGAAGACGTTACCAGAGAAAAGACTTGGTCCGCTCTGTACCCATAGCGTGTAGCTATTGGTAAGAGTGACATTTGTCCCAGCCTGCGGATTGTTGGTAATCGCCAGCGTTGCCGCCGTCGTGATCGTCTGCGCGGCAGTATCGCAAGAGTACGTCGGTCCCTGGATTAAAAACTCTCGCTGTATCGTCGGGGTCGAAGTAGCCCACTGCAACGTGCGGGAAAAATTGAAGTTTGCCGAATTAATTTCAGTCCCTGATGTCTGTGTCGTATTCGCCGGAGCGGTGATCGTGAACGCAGATTGCGTTCCGCTCGTCGTGACCAGCGGGGTTATCAATGCTGCACCAGTGCCGCTCAGCGTGAACACTGCGCCTGATCCTGGATTAAATGTTAGGACGCCAGTGCTCGCCACATTCGACATGATCCAAGCGCGCACGCCAGATTGATTAAGCGTCAATGTTGATGCCGTACCGCTCGCCTGCGTCGCTTCGATGTTGCCGGCGGCGGTGTTGATGTTCGTACCGACCCAGAGCGACTTTGCGACGGCAAGACCGCCGGAAGTAACCATGCCGGCCGTCGTGCTATTGCTTGCATCCGTCACATTGAGCGAGGTAAAAATAAGCGATGAACCAACATTGAGCGCCGTTGAGGTGTGTTCGGTGTAGGCATTGGCGCCAACGGTCGTGCCTATGCGGAACGATGACGGCGTGTACAAATATGAGATATTATTACCAACCCAAGCCAGAGCTCCACCGGTCGTGTAGGTCGTGCTGGATTGCGCCAGCGTCATCAGGTCACCGAGACCAGATTGACGGATGCCAAGCCCCCAAAATTGTCCGTTCCCTATTCCGGTTCCTTGCTCGCCGATGAGGATGGCGTTGCCGAGGCTGTGCGCGTTTTGAATATTAACACTACCAAGGTGGAACGTGTTTCCAGAAACACCAAGACCACCAGTAATGACTACGGCTCCTGTCGTCGCCGTTGTGCTCGCGGTTGTGTTGGCAAACGTCCAATATCCCGCGCTAATGCTGCCCGCTGTATAATAGCACACATTCGTGCTGTTGACCTGGTCGTAAAATTCAAAAGCGTATGTCGCGCTTCCCGAGATGCTCGACAAATTGCTGGAATTGACTTCAAAAAGCAAGACGGCCGACGATCCCGTAGGAGCATTAGCGACAAGATTTGCATTGCCGCTCGTCGTGTTGCACTGGATATGGCCATTAACGGTCGTGACGGTGGTGCCGAACCAGCCAGACTTGGCGACGGCGAGTCCGCCCGCCGCCGTGATGCCGGCAGTCGTACTATTTGTCGCATCAAGAGTGCTCTGGAATGCGATATACGAAGCTGTCAATGCTCCGGGATAGCAGACTAATTGATTGACGCCGTTCGTAGCATCGTACAGAGTGAAGTCGTTTGAGGTATTGCACCCGAAGGTCCAGACATTGGACCCCGCCGTCTGAAATACGACGAGTGCAGAATTAGATGCGGCCCGATTAAGAAAAATAGACGGGCCGGTGCCAGTGCTCGTTCCGACCGTAATGCTCGTACCGTTGAACGTCGCCGTTGTTCCCACACGTAATTGACTAGCAACGGATAAGCCGCCGGCCATGACTACAGAGGCAGTACCGATCGCTGTGGCGTCAAGTGTATTTGCAAACGTCACATATCCGGCACCAATAGCCCCAGCAGTATAAACAATGGGATTCGTCGTATTCGTCGAATCCGTGAATGTGAAACCTGCCGTAGTGAGGAAGGTTGGCGTGGAGACGCTGGTAAACTTACCTGTGCTCGGCGTCGTGCTCCCGATGGTGCCAGGAACCGCCCATGTGCCGCCAAGCAATTGCGATACGTTGAGATTCGGAACGACTGTCGTGCTTGTGATCGAAAACGGCGCAGTACCAATCGCTAGTGTTGACGTAATAACGCCGGTCGCGGAGATGGTTGTAAATGCCCCGGCCGCCGCCGACGCTCCGCCAATCGGACCGGTAAAGCCGGTATTCGCCGTGATCGTCGTGCCCGTGATGAGCCCGGGCGTCGTTCCCCCGATCGTGCCTGGCGCTGCCCAAGTATTGCCCAAGAGAAGCGAAACGTTGAGATTCGCCACTGCTGTCGTGCTCGACACCGTGAACGGTGCCGTACCCGTCGATAGCGTCGAGGTGATGACACCTGTCGCTGAAATCGTCGTAAACGCGCCTGTGTTCGGTGTCCCGCTCCCGATCGTCCCCGGCGTGGCCCAAGGAATATCGGCCGTGACCAGCGCACGGAACGTCGGCGCTGCAGCGCTCCCGCTCGTTGGGCCTGCCCATACATAGTTGGCTGTCTGCGTGGCTAGGGTGCCCGTGAGCGTGCCGCTCGTCGTGACCGGCGAGCCGGAGACGGTGAGGATGCTGGAGGGCAGCGCGAGACCGACGCTCGTCACGGTGCCAGTGGTCGACGAGAATGGTCCGACCGTCGCGCCGTTGACCCGGCCATAGAACCCGGTCGACGTGGACCACAAGTCGCCGTTGTTCGGTGATGTCGGCGCCGCGCCTGGGGTGAGGTTGATGCCGGCGCCGGCCGAGGAGCTCGCGGCCGTCTGCAGGAGCCCGCCGACGATCGTCTCGCCGCCGAGAATGGTCTCCCCGCCCACCGTGAACGCCCCGGCCATCGTGAGCGCATCGCCAAGCGTCACCGCTCCGGAAACTCCAAGCGTGCCGCCGACCGTGAGATTGACCCCGAGCGCCCCGGAGCCGGCGATGTTCAATCCTCCAGCGCCATCGATGTCACTCGACGTGCTCACGGTCGTAAACGCCCCGGCTGCCGGAGTTGTCCCACCAATCGCCGTCCCATCGATCGTGCCGCCGAGGATGGCGACGGCTGTCGCAGCCTGGAGCGCCATGCTCCCGAGCGCCGCCCAGGCGCCATTGTGGCGTGCGTAGTACCCGCCATCCTCCGGCGCTTCCTCGATCCCGTTCGAGAGCGAGAGCGTGATCGATTGCGGGCTCGTCACCTGGAGCGAGATGGGCGGAGGGGAAAAGGCCATCGCTCAGCCTCCCTGCGTCGAGTTGCGTTGCAGGCAGACATCGCCGGCGATGAGCCGCGTACGGAAGCCATTGGTATCGACCATTTCAAGCTGCCACCCGCCAAGCTCGAAGTTGCGCGCACGGCGGTTGCCTGCCGTCTTCATCGGCGGCGCCGGGAGCGGGAGATTGTTGGTCGCAGAGCCGGGGAGCGTAATCGAGATGATCCCCATGGACGCATTGGTAATGGCGACCGTCATGGCGATAGGCGACGCGCCTGGAGACCATTCCGGCGTGAGCGTTGCAGAGAACGAATAGCCGGCGATGTCGAGCGGCTCGGTTGGATATGGCGAGCCGAGCGCGATCGAGAATGAAATGTCGCACCCTTGCTCGATTTGCAAATCAAGCGAGGCAGGGCCGAAAGCGTTGGTTCGGGCGCGGATGAAGCTCATGGGGATTATATCAACCCTGGATGATTGCTCATCCAGGGGTGACAAAGCCCCAGGGGCTCAGCTATGCGTGTTCTTGATGAGCGCGCCAGCGGTCGGGACGAGGATTTCCATGTCGATGTATTCCCGTGCGCGGAACACATTCGCATTGATGTCCTCGCGGCGATACTCCTCAAGCGCGAACGCGAGAAGGGTATCGATGACGCCCGTCGCCAAGTTTCCGATCTCGTTGGCGAGATCGTAGACAAAGAGACGGCCGATCGCGACCTCAACGAAGTCCTGCGCGCCGACCGACTTGCGGAACACGAGCGCGTAGTTGTCGGGCCAGATGAACGAGCGCGACGGCGAGCCGGCGATGGTCGTCGCCTCGTTCGCCGCGTTGACCGATCCGTAGCCGATGATGATCTCGTCGAGACCGAAGGTCTGCGCGAGCACCTCGACCGGGATCTCATTCTTGATCGCCTTCTCGTACACCGCGCCGCTGTACCCCATGACGTTGCGCACCAGGGTCTGAATCTGCGCATTCTTGCACAGCGTGATGTACAGCGCGTACGACATGATCATCGCATTGCCCGGCAATCCGGTCTGCAGCGCGATGTTTTCCTTGGCCAGGATGATGTCATTTAGCGGAACACCGTTGGCGTTGTCCCATTCCTTGCCGCCGGCCACCGTGACAAGATTGGTGGCAAACAGCGTCTCGCCGGCTGCGCTGAACAGCGCCGCCGCGAGCGCGATGTCGCGATCGCGGAGGATGTTCTGGACGAGTCGACGACCCGTGAGCATCTCGGCGCGGTCCTGCCCCAGTATTTCGTAGTCTTCCGGGGAGAGGAACTCCTCCAGGCCCTTCTCGGCGCAGGCATAGGTTGCCTGTCCGAGCTCGGAGACGATGCGAGCGTATGCCGTTTTCGGCGCGCGCTGTAGCGACATGGCCTGGTCATTGCTGTACAGATAGCTCGGGATGATTCCGTTACGTTTCTGCACAAGCACGGTGGGGAGGACGCGATGCGCAACGTACGCATCGTTGGAGAAGCCTTCCTGCAGGATCGGTCCGAGGAGATCCTGCCGGAATGCTGCTGTGGAGGTATTGATCATTGGTCAATGCCTTTCAGTAGGGGAGGACTTCGACGTACTGGCCCGCAACGGTCGTGAAACCGAGCGCGATGCCAACGGCGATGCTTCCGGTGGACCCCAGGCCGATCTGGCCTGCGGCTTGCTTGTAGACGACCGAGCCCGGATTGATGCTCTCCGTGGCGGAGCTGGTCAGGAGCAACGTGCCGGCGCGCGGGAAGCGTACCGGGACCGTCTGACCCGACGCGGAGCGGGGCTCCATGGTCGCGCCAATCCAGTCGTTGTTCGCATCCTTCGCGCAGAGCGTGAGCACTGCGTTGGGATACTTGACCAGCAGGTATTGCAGAATGGCGCCAGCCGTGACAAACCCGCGACCGGGATTGTCCTGGAATTGCGCCGCATTGGTGCCGTAGCTTGTCATGGGTTAGGCCCTCACCAGCTTGGGGTTCTTGGCCAGGACATGCTCGCGGAGCTTGATGCCCCGCAGCGTCGAGCCGGCCGCGATCTCGGCCTGCATCGCCGCCGTGACCGTCTTCGGAGCATCGCCGCTCTCCTGGCGATCCTTGTGCGCGATGGTCTGCACCGCACCCTTGGCCGCCTTGAGAACAGCGATTTCCTTGTTGACGGCCTCGACATGCTCGACGAGCTCGGCCAGCTTGGCCGCGTGGAGCTTGGCCGCCTTCGCGCCGGCCTTCTCCTCGACCTCCTCGTCGTTCTTCTCGGTCTCGCTCTCCTGCGATTCCTTCTCGGCCTTCAAGCACTTGATGACCTCGTCTTGCTTGGCCATCGCAGCCTTCAGGGCCTTGATCTCGTCGTCGCGCTCGTCCATCTCGGCGGCGCGAACGCCGTCATGGACCTTGGCCGCATCGCCGCTGTGCTCGATATAGAGCGCCGCGACAAGGGCCTTGCGGGCGGGATACTTGGCCTGGAGAGCCTCGCAACCCGCCTTGGACAGACTGGTTTCTGCCATGGGTTTTTCCTTCATAACCGGCGGGTTGCGTGTGGCGGCGACTCTGCCGGTCTGCGAGTCGGCGCCGAAGGTGACGATGCTCGCTTCATAGATGCGAGCGTTCCGAAGCACATAGAGCGGCAATTCTCCGTCGCCGCTGTAGTTCCGTGCGTTGAGCTGGATGGACTTGCCTGCCTCGACCTTCTCCCATCCGGATGCATCTGCAGGCTCGGCGGAAACGCTCACCTCCACCGGGACGCCGGCTTTGATAAGCGCGCCGAGACGCGCCGCCTCCTGAAAAAGGAGCTTGTTCGAGTCATCGGAAGTATCGATCAAATGCAAATCCATCTCGACGCCGCGACTGGAAATGTCGCCGCGATCCCAATAGCCAATGATGTCTTTGCTCCCCGTCTCATGCGCCGAGAGCGCCGTGATGCGATCGTTCGCAAAGCGCGCTGATGCGAGATCGAGCACGACGCGCACCGGCGAGAGCGAACCGTCCTTCTCCTCGGCCGAGACACCCTTGATGGCCTGGAGCATCTCCGAGCCGGAATTGAGGCGCCAGCGGCCGTGCGACTTCGGATCGCCGTCGCCAACGCGGCCGGGAGAGACATTGGCAATCACGATTCGACCTCCTCGGGATTCTTGGTTTTCTTTCCTGGTGCCTTGACCTCGTCGCC